ACTCTTATCACTGGATCATTGTTTTGTTCAAACACTGTGTGATATCTTACATATGGATCATTTTTATCATATCCTTTTATGCTGTATCCACTGGCTAATTTTTCAATAATTAATCCACTGTAAGTTAAAATTTCAATAGGAGTTGATACGTTATAAACCAATTCATAATTTTCATCTGGCACAAACAGTGTCGTCGAATTGATAGGAGTTTTACTGTCTAACAACAGTTTAAAATTGTTTTTGTTGCTGTATCCTCTTACTTTAAATCCAATCTGTGTCTCAAGACCAATAAATTGTGATTGGTATTCATCATAATTTGTGGTTTGTGAATTTTCAACCACTTCATATATGTAATTGATTAAACCAGATGTTAATTGTGTTTCTTTATCATTAATACTGTTTGGAAATAAAATATCTTTAGGCTTAATTGCTGTTAAAGAATTGTAAACAATTTGTCCACTGGCATTTCTTTTTGTTCTACTTACATCTAAACCAATACCGATTGCTTTGTTTGGTTGATGTAAAATATAACTTTTTAACAGAGCAAATGGATAGTGTACACTTCTTCTCCAGGCATTTTCTATTGGTGCATGGTCACCGAATTTGTATTTTTGTTTTGTTAATTGTAATACTGCTCCTCTGGCATAAGCACTATCAAATGGACTTTTTATATTGCCTTCACCATCTACTGGAATTGTGTTTGTTAAACCTGGTCTTTTGTATTTGTCTTTAATAATAATTTTTTTGTTAGGTTCTCTAACAATGCCTTTTTCTAGATCCTGCCATAACACAAGATTATCACCTGTGTAAGGCGCTGGACCATAAACAGTTTGCCACCATGATGGTTCTTCAGTGAAACCCAATATCTCCCAAGGAGCAATATTAGGTCTATCTGTATCATAAGCATATTTGTAGATGCCTCTCCAGAATCCTAATAGTTTTTCTCCTGTAGGAGAAACCATGTTAGAATAATTCCAGGTTAAACTGTTGTCATCTGTTTGATAAGAGTTAGCAGTGTAATCTTCATTGCCAATAAAAGTTAGCCAATCATTAAAATCACTCAGCAATGTTTTGTTGATAGATTCAAACGTAAAAAGATTGGTTGTGTTAGCACGTGGTAAAAATGTTTTGATGCCAAATAAATCTTCATCAAACTCCACTTTGATATTGTTGTAAATTCTTTTCTCTAATTCTAAGATGACATCATCTCTAAAATCATTAAACGCAACAGTGACACTGCCATCATGTCCTTGAATCACATTCAATGGTTCAACAGCCGTGGTATCTAAATATTTTTTTGGAGTGTATTTAGGATATAAACCCAACTTGGTCGGTGTTGCTGGTATGTGACAACCGTTTGTTGTTTCAAATTCGTTGATTATGATGGTGTCATCCAATGTTAATGCTTTGGTTACACTAACAAACCCATCAGAAAAAATATAGTCATGCCCATGTAATAATTGTTCCCCATTCAGATATACATACACTGCTTGACTGCTCAGTGTTGTAAGATTGTGATTTTTAGATAGAGCAAAAAATGTATTGCCAACATCTAACACTTGATGTGTGGTGCTGATAAAAGCACCTATACCCAACATATCAGTTTTAAAGTATGGAAGACTGCTGTTGTTGTCTATGTTTAATTTTTGTAAAATTTTATCAACTATCTGTACTGGAGTTCCTTCAAAACCTAAATCATCCATAGCAGTCACAAATGAACGTTTAAATTTATAGTAATCATTTTGATTTTGAGAAATTGCTGTTATCAAATTGACAGATTTATTATTCAATAAAAATGAAGATAACACCATAGGCCCACTGTGCTGTAAAAATTTTCTACCATATGCTGAAGCATTTGGAAAATCTCTTAAGTTGCTGATGCCTGGTGTCACACCTTGAATCTCTGTTAATTCATTGGTGATTGTTTTCACATGGTCAGTGACCTGCCCCACAGTGAATGTGCTTAATTTTTCATTAAGCGGATTTGCCTGCATATTTGTAGGAAATTCGTAGTGTCCATTTTGATTTTTATCTGTAGCACTTTTGGTTCTAATCAATAATACATCGTCTTTTTTGAGATCTTGATTAAATTTTACATAGGCAACTGAATTTAATCTCAAAATGTACCAATCTACATTTTCAATTTTTTTAATATTGTTTACAAATACATTGGCTTTTAAGTCATTTAAATCACCGCTTTTGTCATAAACATCTATAGCAAAATCATTAGTTTGATCATCTGCCACATATAATCTATTAATTTTTTGGAAACTGTCTGTTGGTGCTTTGGTCCAACCGTTAATAACACTTGCCTGTCCTTGAGCATTGTATTTTTTTAAAAATGCTGATTCGGAATTAAGAGTTCCGCTAACTGCTTGTGATTGATACACATAAGATTGAGTTACTAGATCAAAATTAAAAACAATGTCACCGATGTTTTCAACATTTTGATACTGTAATGGAAATCCCAGTTCAGCATCATTTGTGCCTGAACCCACAGCGTAAGAAAAGATTTTGTTTCCTCTGAAAGAACTATTAGGATATAGTATGGTGTCATTGAAACTGTTGCCGTCGGCGTCAAACAGATCAAATAACGGAGTTTGATTTGTGTTGATTTTTTCCTGACCCACGTTCCAACTGGTATCATAATAATACAATTTGCCTTGATTTTTTACACCATTTGTAACCAACACAGTTTCGCCTGATACAGGATTGCTGTTTGCTGTTTCAACCAAACTGATCTGTCTTGTGGTAACACCGTTATCTTCAAAGTCAATAAATTTTACTTCAAAAATTTTATTTTTTACCAAAGGATCTTGGTCAGCAGTGAATAAAATCTTTACACCATTGGTTACTGCCACACCGTCCACATAAAAACCTTGAGATCCTTCCACGTCACTCATTACATCTGTTGTAACTGTGTCAATAAAATCTACATTGCCTTTTGATGTTGTTCCAAAATTAAATAATTTAATTCCTGGTTCAAACTCTATAATGGGTCTACGTGCTCTACTAGATTGATCTATGGATGGTACTTCACCATTTGCCTCGGCACTGTTTTCTATAACAGAACGATGAACCCATCTGTTGTGTCTGCTCCATGGATTTCTATCAGCACTGGCTCTGTTGATCACAATGTAATCTTTATTGATAGCATATGAAGTTGCTGTTCCAAATCCCACTGTGTCAAAATTTTGAGAATCAAAAGGTATTGGCACATTGTTTGTAAATGAACTGACAACTTCTAATTCTTGAGCATTGATAAGTTGAATTGACTCTCCAACACCTTCCACATAGTATTCTCCTTCAGCATAAGACTCCGGAGTCACTGTGCCTTTAAAGTTCACTTTCATACCATTAGAAAGAGCAACTCCGTCAGCAGTGGTGTAGTTTTTCTTGCCTGCCACTTCTTTCAATACATCAATAGCAGAATTTTCTTCTATATCGTTTATGAGTATTAATCCCCAAGCATTGATATCGTTAGATGAACCATAGTATAATTTTTCTGGAGCAGAATCTTTAACTATAAAAGTGATTACTCCGTTTTCAACACCTTGAACATCTATTCCATCAGTAACATTGTAAGAATCATCTAGTATTCTTTGTGTTCTAATAACAAAAGGTAAGCCTTCAGCATTTATATCAAACTTGTATGTTTGACCTTTGTATAAATTTAATGTAGGATTTGCTGTTACACCATCTGGGGTAAAAATGTAAGCATAGTTATCACCTTGATCAGATTTTGTTACTGTGTATGTGCTGACAACATTTCTTTGTTGTCCTGTGATTGACACTGTGGATGCACCGTATGGCATCCAAAAATATTCTCTGTAATTAACAAACTTGTCCCAATCTATTCTAGGTGACCATGCATAATATTCTTGAGCATTCATCACACTGTGATTGACCATCGAACTGTTGTAATTTTTAATTTGATTTACAAAGTCAATATAATCACTATAAAAATTTACATTACCAAGATCATCTTTTTGTACCACACTGGGTTCGAATTTATAATTTTCTCTATCAGCACTTACTTCAGGCACATACAAATCGCTAGGATTATAAGCATCTGTGACTTTTCTTCCATAGTAAGCATTAAGTTTTTCAAGAGTACCTTGAGATATCAGTTGATCAAGAGTGCTGTGTAAAAACTTTTGATTTACTGGTGTACGAAAATATTTAGGTAAAAATTCTGACGATTCTCTTTTGCCATTGTCTTTGCCTGCTGGCAAATCAAAATCTTTTTGATTGTTGTCGAAAGCCATTAGTATCCACTACCCCCACTAGAGCCTCCAGTAGAACTTAATGTTCCGCTCAAAGTTGAAGTACTGGTTGAACTGGTTGTGATGTTACCGTCTGCTTTCAACTTGGATGCTGTGATGGTATCTATTATTTCAACGTCTGAAACTTTAGCACCACTTATAAAAATTTCATCATTTTCTGATTTTACTTCAAATAAACTGCCAAAAGATTTAGAACCTTGTTTAGGCACAATTACAAAAGTGGTAATATCTGGAGACAGTTGGTTCATTACATATGTGCTCAATTCTGTGAAATAAAAAGTATCGCCAAACTCCCAATTTTCCAAAGCAAAAAATTCATTTATTGCTGTGATCACTCTGCTTTTGATGTCACTATCATTTGTGACTTGATCTGTATTTTTTACAATTTTAAATGTTGCTTGTACATCTGTGTCTGCTATAGAACCAAATAATATTTTGTATTTTACAGGATGATATATCACAGTGTCACTGATTGATTTAATTTTTGCTAAAGGTGTGTTAAAATTGTTGTATAATGAATCACTGCTTGGCAACAAAGGTTTATTTTCAATCACTCCTGCTAGCCATAATCTAAAATTGATGTCATATGTTCTAGTTAAAATGTACATATCAATAATATTTGAAGAACTAGGATCTAATCTTGTATTGCCATCCACAGTGTGTACATACTGAAACTTGATTCCATCTCTACCCACGTGAGCCACATAATTTGTTACGTCAGAGGTTGTATTGGTTTCTGTATTAATCTGTTTGAAACTGTCACTGTCTATGATATAAACAATAGATCCGTTTGGATAATCTCCTATTGCTCCCACAGAAGTTTGTCTAATATAGATGTGTTCTTCAGCGGCATCCACATATTGATAACGCTGTGTTCCATCTGCATCGTTATACAATTTTTGGAAAATATATTTTGTGTTGCTGTTGTTGTTTGGATCCACCACTAGGTTAAAAGCATCTGGATCATCCACTATGCCATCTTGGTCTGAGTCAAACTGTGTCAATTCTAATTTGGCACTGTCTACGTAACCACTTACTGTTCTATATTCTGTTGAAACAGCAAAATTAATATCGTTTGTGAATGCTGTGTTACTGTCAGGCTGAGTGTTTATACTCAACACTGTGATTTTATCTTGTAAAGTAACTCCTGTTTGAGCATTGAAATTTCTATCAGCACTGTCATAAAAGAAACGCACTTCTTTTTTGCTTTCAAACACATATCTTAATCCTCTGTATGTAACAGTGTATGTGGAACCATCACTGATACATTTTATTAACCAACTGTTGTCTAACTGTTGATTGGAGGTGTCTCCAGTTTTACCTGTGCTGAATGTGCCATAAACACTTAAATTGTTTTCGTCAATGACTTGCCATTTACGTGTGGCAACGTCATATCTTATTCCAAAATTATTATAAGCAAAAGCCTGATCGATTATTACAGTTTTAACATCTTCATCAAATTGTTTAGCAAATTTAGGCAACACCTGTGTGGCAATTGCTCCTGTTGGTACCACATCATTGAATTTGATAGCACCTTCTCCTGTGCTGGAATTAGCAACACCGTCATTCAACACACTAACCACAGAAGTCCAAATATAATCTTTGGCACCTGGATGATCAGTATCTCCTGCCATTAAACTATTATCCTGCATGAAGTGTTGTCCTTCTGGCGCAACAAATTTTATCATAGCACCTGGTTCAATATATTTCAATTGGCTGGCTGTGAATGTACCCACTTGATAATCCAACACGTTCACAGCATCAATGAATTTACCTGTTGATTCATTTGTTGATGAAGTAACTTGTTGCCAAACAGGATTTAAATCATTTAAAAATACTTTAGGAAATTTCTCAATGTAATAATTTCTTGTTTGGTTTTTAGATAACAAAGGCTCTAATTGATTTATTATTACACCTTCTATGTCTGTTTGTGTGGAAAAACTAAAAGTGTCTAAATTTTCTGTTTCTTCTTTGTAAATGGAACCATCTGCACCAAAAATATTTGTGTTGCTGTATTTGCCTGTTGAGTCAATCAGATCATAATATCTAGAAATACCACTTGATGTTCTGTTGGTTGCTTTTACTTTTATTATTTCTTGATTAGTACCTAAAGGAGCCACATTGTAATCTTCACCTGTGATCATTCTATTTTGTGTGTAGTAAGTTGCTGGCGCATTCAGTCTGATATTGTTGTTAGTTTCTGAAGTTGTAGCATTATCAACAGTGTATTGAAGTCCTAAAGTTAAAGTCAATATTTCTACTTGATTGTTTGAAGAAACATACTGTACATCAATTTGAATATTCTGCATATCAGCAGGTGTTATTCTAATATTTTGATTTTTACTTCTTCTATAATAAACTTTAAAACTACCTTGCGGAAGATTTCCAAACACACCATCTGCAAATTTTAAACTGATAGAATCATCTGTGTCACTCAATACTGAGTAAATGTTTCTAATGTCTTTGGCCGTAGAATTATAAATCACATTGTTGCCAATCACTGAATCAACTTTAGTCCATAAGTCGCTCTCTAATCCTGTTTCAACATCTATTTGATATAACCATACATCTGTGTTGTTTATATTGTTGGCATCAATTGCCACAGTTTGGTTATTTGATGGAACGTCTATGCCAAAGTTTCCTTGGTCTAAAACTCCCTGTCTAAAATGTGCAAAAAATCCTGTGTTGTTGGAAGCACTGCCTTTGCCATCATCTCTGTGTAACAAACTGAAACGTCTTCCTACCAAAGGTGCTTCTTCTGTGATCGAACCATTCTCAAATGATGTCGACACAATTTCAAATGGTAAACTTTGTCCATTAACGGATTTTGTAAAAGAATACACAGGAACATCTGTGCTGTTGGCATTGATTCTGTATTGTGCTGTTGGAATAGCATCAATGTTTTCCGATTTGACAGGATTACCAAATTTTTCATTTTCTGATAGAGAAGCATTCATAACTTTGATGAACTGCTCGTACCAGTTTGGATTGCCTGGATCGTTCCAAGATATCGTCTGACCACTTAGATTTAAATTGTTGCTGTCCACAACATTTTCTGTTGTGCTGATACCCACAATTTTCATCAATCCATTCGCACATTGATTGCGTGTTGGATTGTAACTGATCAATCTTGCCAGTCTTAAAATAGAGTCACGTCTGTCTGCTGTTTCTAAAAAGTTTTCTCTAGCATTTAAATCTGTTCTGAAAGCCAAATTTTGTCCTAGGAAAGCCACCAAATCAATCAGTGCTAGATACTCTGATGACTCAATGTAATCGTTGAAATCTTCTGGATAGTTCTGCCTGATGTACTGGATCATTGTTCTGCGGATTGTGTCAAAGTCGTAACTTTTGAATTCCGCATTTTTGTAAGACTGATACACTCTTTTCCAGTCTTCTGCTAACAGTAATCTATTTTGTCTATCTGTGGATGACATTGGCTTCCTTTGTTATAGCATTATTTATTTGTTTGTATAAACTGAGCATTTAATTCAGTAATCCGTTATTTTCATCAAAAGTCAGTCTCAATTTTTCTGACACATTATATTTGATGTACGTCAATTCTACTTCAACTTGAATGCCCGACTCAAATGGTGTCACAATCACTGTGTCTGCTGTGATTCGAGGATCTGTATCAATAATTTTTAAAATGTCTTGTCGGATGGCTTCTTCCAAATCCGGTGTCATAGGATCGTGTATCACGTCCCATAAAATTGTGCCAAATTCAGGGTTTTCCAATTTTTCTCCCTGTGATATGTGAAAATGATTCAACAAGTCCTGTTTGATTAAACCAATGTCATTGAGAGAAAAATTTGTGTTGTCTGGATTCACAGTGCTTAATCCTCTGTAGATTCTCTGAGTGGCAGGAGATTTGGCTGTTTGAGCTGATGTTACTGTGACTTCTTTGTATAATTTTTTGTGTGCCATAATTTATTTTATCCTGTTGCTACCTTTGAACTTCCTGTTGCTGGATGTCCGCACGATGCTAGGTCTCCTAATCTACAGATCGGAATACCGTTGGCAAAAACTTTGGTGCTAGAAGTGACCATAACCGGTGCACTATGAGGTGCTCTTCCATGTCCTGCCACTGGAGCACCCAAACAAACGATAGGCACATTTTCTACCTGCACTTTAGGTGCTAACACACCTATTATTGTTGACCCTGCTACATCCAATCCCACTCTACTGATTCCTCTCATCTTTAACTCTTTTCAATTTGATCAACTTGTGCTTTGAGTTCATCTAAATTTGCTCCTTGACTTTCTAGGTACCTTACCATACCCGATTGACCTAACCATTCCCAAGGACTGATAATTCTTATACCATCGCCTTTGGCTTTGTCTCCTAATATTCTACTGTTATTTGCTATAACGTTCAAAGTGGTGTGAATAGGATACAACGTTCCTGTTATTGTTGATGTGCCTTGAAGTTCTAATGTCTGTTGACTTTGACTGCTTTGTTGATTTTGTAAGATGGCCACTGTGATTCTAGTGTTGTCATCATCGTTGGTTGCTTCCTCTATGGTGTCATGCAGAGTCAACCTATCGGAATCTATTACACGGATATAATATTGTGTTCCGTTCAAAACATTATCAGCAGGAACTCCATCTGTGAGATAACGAAATGCCAATCCGTTGTTGGCAGACGTGTATCCATGAGCAGATGAAATAATAATGCTTTGTGCATTTATAGATTCAATAATCTTAAACACTGGAGTTGGAAATGGTGCAACGGTGTCTAAATTGAGTTTATACTTATTATCTGCATATTTTTCGGTGATATGTAAAGGTTCACTTGCTACAACACCAGATTTAGTTTGATCAGCCAACGCATTATCTATTTGATATTCAACAAATGTATTTGTACAGTCAATAACTTCAAAATCGCCATTGTATTCATAAGGTTCAATGCCAGAAACTTTTATGAGTTGTCCTATAACAAAAGGGATCGAATCTTCTTGTACAAAACTAATTCTTGCAACAGGACCAATGTAACCATCTTTGGTTGTGCTGATAGCCGCAGTGCTTTTTAATCGTTGACCTTTTTGAATTCCTGTGCCTGATAGTTGCATTCCTGGTTGGGCAACACCAGAACCTACTTTAAGGATACCTGTTGATGATATTGATGAATTATTCAACGTTGCAGTTGTTTCTTCAACAACTTTTCTTAATAGTGAGGTATAATCAAATTGGAAGTATCCTGACCCAAAACTAATTGGAGTACCGTCAATGTTGGATGCCACAGCGGCACTGATAATTAGAAAAGTAACGTTAGAATCTGCTACATCAGTTAAAGTAATTGCTGATCCATCTGGATCTTCAGCAATTTGAAATCTAATTAATCCTGGATCGAGTTCAGGATCTGCATCAGGATTTTCAAAATTTAGTATGTAATAACCTACGCCTGATGATGTTCCTGCTACTGCTTCATTAAAAATAATTAACGATCCACTCAAATCAACTTTTGAAGCAACTGGTGATGTTAAGTTAACAAAAAATTTGTCGGCACCTTCAGGATCTGGGCCTACCACATTGTTCACTATTCCCTGTATTATACCGTATGACATACCACTCCTTTAACTATATTTAACACTTTAAGTTCTCGCATTTTTGAATGTGTCTGGAATATTGATTGGTTCTGCTACCACAATATCCGCCTGTTCACTTCTGTCTGTTTTAATCAAAGCCACTGCCATTGGATCCAAATTTTCATGATGACTCCAAGGTTCATGTTGTGGCACACGTTTCATGATGCTTGGTGCTTCTTCGCCTGGAAGGCTCCAAGCCGATAGAGGCGCCACCGGCGTAGCCACTGCTATTCCGCTAGAAAGATTTATGAGTCCGCCCACATCTAAATTGATATCACCACCAGCATAATGATTGGTTGTGCCTCCAACTGTGATGGTTTGTGCACCGCCCACTTCCACAGTTTGTGCTCCAGTGTTTAGTAAGTTGTGTGTCTCAGACTCTTGATTGATTGTGTTGGCTTTTAAATTGATGTTTCTGTCTGCTTGAAGGTTGAAATCTCTATCTGTTTTAAAGTTGAAATCACCTTTACTGTGAACACTCACGCTGTCTTCTGCGTAGAAATCTATCTTGCCGTTGGCAGTCATTTCAATCCATGCTGTGCCATTGGCATTGGCAATGTACACAAGGTCTTCTGAATTGTGTAACAATATTTGATGTCCTGTGCGTGTTCTTATTCTGAACAATTCGTTGTGGGGAATATTCTTTTCACCTTCCACTGTGTCTTCCAATTCCACATTCACATATTCATACGCACCTGTCTTGGCTGAAGTTTTTCTTATGAATTTGTCATCACCGTCATCCATCACAAATGATGTTCCACCCATTCTGGCTGTGACAATTTCTTTATTCTGTGTGAACACTTTGTCTATGGGTCCAGGTGTGTTTATGCCAAACACTGAAGAAGGCACTTCACGTCTAGCACTAGATGTGGTGAGCCCTCTGGTTTC